TGTTCGTGAGGGGAACCTTTTGGTTATTAACAATCATCCACACATCAATGAGATTCTAAAGGGCACCAAGTGGGTAGGAACCTACAATCGTAGCCTTTTGCGGATCAAGGGAGCGGATAACAACGGGAACAAGCCCGTTTATGCCAATGGCTCTACGCATAAAGTTGTGCGTATTCCATTGGCAATAATCAAACCAAGTTAGCGACATTACTGCCCATTACCTGGGCGGTAACGTGCAACTAGTTGAGATTATTGAGACATTACCAAATTACCCAAATTACCCGAAAAAGACATACGTATACGTATATGTATTATTATATATAAATATAAATATATCCCTTATATATATATATAATAATGGTAATAATGGTAATATGGTAATGTAAGAGAAAAAGATGAATGATTTCAATAACTTAATGCACCGAGTCAACATTACCCAAAAATTACCACCTGACCAAAAGGTAAGAAGCCATGCGTCGACCTAATTAGAGGCGATTAGCGGCGCGTAAAAAGACGTTTTGGCAAAGCAGTAGGGGGAAGCATAAAAACCTTGATGCTGGCTGGATATGTGAGAACCTGGGCCTAACAGGGGTTAGGTTATAGTTATGCACGAAACTAAAAATATAAAATTCGTGGCCTTCCTGCGCTTCAAGGGAATCCACCCAGATGAAGTGAAAAAAATCACCAGGGGCAAAGCAAGCTACCTATTCAAATTGGATTCGACGCAGTGGGCAGAACTCAAGATGGAGTTCGATAGATCCGATTTTATCAAGTACGGCCAGTGCATTGACGCTATAATGGATCTGGCTTACTAGGAAGTTGGCGTGAATCAAAAACATGAAAAATTTTGCTTAGAATACGTCAAAGACCTCAACGGCACAGCAGCCTATAAACGCGTCTACCCAAAAGCCCAAGACAATACAGCTAGGGACGGCGCGTCTAAGCTCCTTGCAAAACCTGACGTACAGCGTCGAATTTCAGAGCTTAAAAAAGGGCGAGCGGACAGGGCCAAGCTATCGGGAGACATGGTAATAAAACGTCTGGCTGACATTGCGTTTGCTAATATCGGCATGGTTTGTACCTGGGACGAAGAGGGTAGGCTTACCCTTAAGGACGTAAAAGACCTCACAGAGGCCGAATTAAGCGCAATAGATGACATTCAGTGCGCTCCAGTGTCAGATGGTAACGGTGGGCTTCTTGGTTATAAGAAGCGCGTCAAAATGAAAGACAGCCTGAAAGCTCTTGAGCTTCTTTCTAGGCATTTGGGGCTCCTTGATGGAAATGGCGCAAAATCTGGAGATAGTGACGCTGCCGCGAAGCGACTTCTGGAAGCTCTTGGAAGAGTTAAAAGACGACTCACAGGCGAAGAATCTGGCGATCAGGGAAGCGTGTGAAAAAGACCTGGAACTCTTCTGCCTACTGTTTTTTCCGCACTACTGCCGATTTGATTTTAACAAATTCCACCGCGATTGCTTCCAATTTTATGCGGAGGGTCAGAGGGGCGTTAGACGATCAGATGGTGCGCCTCGTGGCTATGCGAAATCAACGGTTAAAACCCTCTTTAAGCCTATTCACGACATCTGTTATGGATCTGAAAAATACATCCTATTCATCTCAGCCACCAAGCCCCAGGCTGTTCAAAAGCTCAAAGACATCCGTCGCGAGCTGCTTGGCAATGATCTGCTATCTGATGTTTACGGAATACAGTTTTCTTCTAAAAAGCTGGGCGCAGAGTCGTTTGAGGTATCTTGTGAAGGCAATTCGGTTCTCCTGCAAGCGGTGGGCGCGGGAACTGAAATGCGTGGCTTCAGATATGGTGAAGCTAGGCCAACAAAGATTATCCTGGATGATGTTGAGGATTCAGAAGAGATCCACAACGAAGAGTTAAGAGAAAAGGTTAAAGATTGGTTTTATGAAGTCGTCTCAAAGCTCGGGGACGTTGGGACCAATATAGAGGTTGTCGGGACCATTCTTCACCGAGACAGCCTTTTGATGAAGCTCAAAAACAACCCGTCATATCACAGCAAAATATACCAGGCTGTAATCTCATGGGCCGAGCGCCAAGACCTTTGGGATCAGTGGAAGCTCATATATTCCAATCTGGATAACGACAACAGGGCTGCCGACGCCGCTAAGTTTTTTGGGGAAAACAAAGAAGAAATGCTTAAAGGAACTGAAGTCCTTTGGCCGGAAAAAGAGCCCTATGAATACCTGATGCGGGAAATGGTCGAGACCGGATACCGCGCATTTATGAAGGAAAAGCAAAACTCTCCCCTGCCTTCAGACGAGGCCCTTTTTGACCGCATTCATTGGTATCGAGAGGACAAAAGTCGGGGCGGGATTATTATAGAGACCAATAGCCAATTTATTCCATACAAAGACTTGTACGCTTATGGGGCCATGGACCCTGCAACGGGGGAGTCTAGGTCCAAAAAAACCAACAAACTGGATTTTACTTGTATTTTGTCTGGATACAAAGACATGAAGGGCCGATTATTTGTCCATAGGGACTTCACCAAGCGCATGAAGCCCAATGTTTACATTGCCCAGATATTTGAACACCATTTAGAGATGGACTACGAAAAATTCGGAATTGAATATAACCTTTACCGTAACTTGCTATTGGAAAACATTTTGCGGGAAAAGAAAAGGCTGGAAGATGAAAGAAAACGCGCTGGAATCTCAGATTGGGGAATAAAAGTGCCGTTTTATGAAATCGAACAGCGCGAAAAAAAAGAAAAGCGGATTTTCACGTTGGAGCCTAAAATTAACAATGGCTGGATTCTATTCAATAGGACATTAAGCATGGACTTTATGCAAATGGTTGAAGAGTTCCCAAATGGAGACCACGACGATGGTCCAGATGCTTTAGAAATGCTGTGGAGCCTTTGCAATAACCGATACGAAGGCAAGCCCGTTGCCATTAATCCTATGGGAGGACGATAATGGCTGAGACCAAGCGATTCGCAGGACTTGCCACAAGATCAGAGCTGGCCGCTGCCAATAACCTGGGCGTCATTTCTACTACCAAATTAATGGCCAGCAAAAAGTTCAGAAAGCCAGAGCTGGACGCTTTGGATGCCTATTATGAATCACGGCAATATAATCACTTACCCGAATGGGATAAGGCTTCAGAACACGGACAAGACTACATCCCGGTAAGGAAGCGACGCCCGCGGATTCAGTATAACTATGCCAAAACACTATGCTCCAGGCTTGCCTCAAAGCTGGTGGGTAGCCGAAATTATCCCCAATTGGTTATCGAAGATGACCCGGACACAACGGAGTATCTGCGCTACGTTCAAAAAAGCGCCAATTTACAATCTGCTATTGTTGAGCCGGTTCGCAGGGCAATGGTTACTGGATCAAGCCTGATTAGGTTTTCTATTCTTAATGGGGCATTTAAGGTCCAGTATTTTATGTCCAAATGGTGTTACCCAGAGTTTGACGACAATGGGAACCTGGAGTTTGTAAAAATCCAATACTGCTATGACGACGAAAGTGACCGCGACCATAGAAATTTGCCCAAAAAGAAGTGGTTTAGGATGGATCTGGGCAAGTTCCAGGACGTTCTATATGACAACCCAGAGTATAAAGACGGAACAGAACCAGCATTTCAAGTGGTGGCGCAAGCTGACCATGAGCTTGGATTTGTCCAGGGAGAATGGATTAAGACCGGAGACATCCCGAACAGCATTGATGGCTTCTCATTAATCAAAGACATCACAGACTTTATTGATGAGCTTAATTATTCAATCAGCCAAAGCTCAGTGGCCATTTCATACAATCAAGACCCACAACTTGCCTTGTCTGGTATGGATGAGGACGAGATTGATAAGCTAATCAGGTCCAGCATGAAAGCATGGAACCTTGGGCGCGAGGGTCAGGCAAATTTTGTTGAAGCTGGCATGGCTGGGGTCGAAAAGGCCAATGAGTTTAGGGATAAGATTCGCCAAAACATGGCCGATATTACCCGCATTGTAATGCTGGACCCCGAAAAGATTGTTGGATCTGCTCAGAGCGCCAAAGCAATGGAAGTGTTGCATGGGCCAATGATCGAGCTGATTGAGGAAATGCGGCCGCAAATGGAAAAGCATTTAACCAGCTTGGTTTTGAAAATGGCCTTGGCCAATCTTGTGGTTGACCAGCGTGGCGGCCAGGCCCCAATTCCGATCCCGCCAGGATATAGGCCAAAAAGCCTTAATGTGACCATTTCATGGCCGCCTATTTTCCCGCCGACGATGCAGGATCTACAGCAAAAGGTTTCTGTGGCCACACAGGTTGCGTCTGCCAACATTATTTCGCGTGAGACAATGACTCGCTGGCTGGCAAAGGAATTTGGCGTCGAGAATATCGAGGAAGAATTAGCTAAAATTGCCGCACAGCCTGTAATCAATCCCTTCGGAGGATTTTAATGGAGCCAACAAATAAGCAGGGCAAAAAGGTTAGGTTTATTAAAGTAAAGGGGCGCATTGTTCCTATTGACGCCAATAAATATAAAGGCCCATCAAAGGCGCAAAAAATGAAGAACTATGAAAAGTATGGCGATGGAGCTAATCAGGCAGCAAGAATTGACGCCAAATATGCGGAAAAAGGATTTAATACTTCTAAAACAGCTAAGGCGTTTACGGCTGTTGGACTAGCTGGATTTGGGCTTGGTGTTTTAACAAAAGGAAAGTTGTCTGCCGCAGGATTTGGAGGCGGGGCTGCATCTTTTATCGCAGCAAGCGTGGCGGCCAAGAAAAATCAAAAGAAATACGACGTTAAAAGAGAAAAAGAATACATCAAAACATTTGGGACGACATCTGACGGAAATAAGCCTTTTAAAACTAAAAAAGCAGCAAAAAATGGCACAGGTTTCTAAATGAAAGACAAAGTTCACAAGGTAATGGGCGAATATAAGCGCGGTACTTTGCACAGTGGGAAGTCAAAGAAGATTGTTACAAGTAGAAAACAGGCCATTGCAATTGCATTAAGTGAGGCTGGGAAAAGTGTACGCTCCAAGCGCAAGTCATACAGGAAATAAGCTAAATCCTAACCCGCCAAAGGTTACGTTTCGACGTATCAGAGGGCGAGTGGTTCCTATTGTTGATGGCAAACAGCCAAGGGGCGCGACTAGACCGCTTAGAGAAGAGCTTTATCTTCGCGAAATGGAGGTAAGGGAAGCTCAAAGGGGTATGCGCGGGGCCACATTAGACGATCAGGGAAATTATAAGGGGTTTGGAACTAAAAGCACATTCCCGCCTTTTTTTAGGGAGCTTGGGTTTAGCTCAAGAAAACAATTTCTGGATGTAGTTAAAAAGAAGCAGGGCCGAAAGTATGACCAGCTTGTTGAAGATTCAATTGAAAGCCTAATTAAGGGAAGAGAGTCAGAGCAATTTGGCCGCATACCGCCAAATGAAAAGTTTAGGCTGGCAACCAAGCAAGAGTTTGACAACCAGGGCGTTATTTTTAGGCGAATTGATGGAAAAATTAAACCACTGAGGCCCAAATTTATAAGGCCAAAGAATTATGATGAGGTGCCATTCTAATGGGAGTTGTAGGCTTTTTCAGAAGGGGCGGCAGGATTATCCCAATAATCAAAAGAACTGGAGTTGGCCGCCTGGTCAGCTCGTCAAAATCATATGCCAAGGCAAAAATAGCAAAATCATCTGTAAGCACAAAGATCAGCAATCTTTATAAAGATGCAGATGATTTGATGGCCCTGTCAAAAAGGCAAAGACAAGAAATTAGACCCAATTTTCCATTGGAAAAAGTGTCTGGGATGAATGAGGCGGAATCCATAAAGAAATGGCACAAAGCAAAGACCTTAGAATCAAGCCAAAGGTATAAATCTCTTAGCGGAAGAGTGAGCAAAATTAAAGAAGCAAGAAAAGGAATAATGAAAAAAGCGGCGATTGAAGTCGGCGCATTTGGATCAGCTGTGGGCCTTGGCGCCGGGGCGCTTTACAAGAAGAGGGGCGATAAAAAATGAAAGTAAATTTAGCCAAAAAAATATCTACGGCAACAAAACTAAAGCTGGGATTCGTGGCCGGAACTACCCTGGCTGGCGCCGCCGCAATGTCAGCATCTAATCCTCCCGGATTAAAGAAGGAGGGCGCAAAATATGGAGCTGTTTTGGGGGCGGCGACTGGCCTTGGAGTTATTTTTTCCCCAAAAATAGCTAAAACATATTCTGTTGGTCTTGTGCAGCAGATGAAAAGGACAAAGGTTGGAAAAGCATATCGAACCGGAAAAGTTGTTTTTAGGAAGATTAGGGGAAGAATTATTCCTATAAGGGTAAAATCAAATGGCTAACAATGATGGGGTAATTTTTAGGCGTGTTAGAGGAAGAATTATCCCTATTAAAACACAAAAGAAAATAAAAGAAACGGCAAAGGCTGCCGCCATGATTGGGGCTGGCCTTGGTGTTGCTGCAATTGGGGCGGCAACTAGCGGTAGGATGCTTGCCAAGTCTTTGGCTGAGGCAAAGAAATCAATCTCCAGAACGGCAATTGGTAAATTTGCCCTTGGCGAGGGCGGCCACACATCTGTCGTCGGCGGCAGGGTTGCAAAGGCAATGGTGTCTAGCGCAGCAAGAAGTGCAAGGGCTGTTAAGAAGCTAAATAAATACTCAAAATATGCGCTTTCAACTGGTCGATTTGGCGGATCTATTTTGGTTGGAGCTGGGGCCTTTAAGCTGGCAAAAGAATACTCTGGATCTTTTGGTTTAGACCAGCCAGGTGAGCAAGCCTTTGTATCTTATTTGACTGGATTTACTGCTGGAGAATTTGTCAATAGAGCCTTTCTGAAAGGCTTTGATAAAAATTTGGCAATGAGAGTTTTCCGAAGGGGCAGATAATGTCGGAAAAAAATAAGGAAAAAAGGAATGTAGTTTTTAGAAGGATTGGCGGGCGAATTGTTCCAATTGCTGTTGGCACAGCGGGAGCCGTCGTTGCGGCTGATGCGGCAAGGACAAGGGTTGTTTATAAAACAAAAAACTTAACGATGGTAAGAAAAGAGGGGGTTTTTCTCCCCATTGCCAGTTTTTCAGAGAGACGACCAGCATTTGGTACTGGATTGTATGCGTACAACAAAAGCGGAAAATATGTTGGCAGGACTCTTTTTGATGTAACCAAAGAGGGAAAGACATCATACGGAT